TGTTGCTACACTTGAAGAAATGTCTAATCTACATCTTTATGACTTTGGTATATTTATAGAGTTACAACCAGATGAAGAGGAAAAAGCCATGCTTGAAAACAACATTCAGATGGGTTTACAACAGCAAATAATAGAACTTGCTGATGCTATTGATATTAGAGAGATTAAAAATGTAAAACTAGCTAATCAATTGTTAAAACTTAGAAGAGCAAAGAAATTAGCTAAAGATCAAAAAATGCAGCAAGAGAATATACAGGCACAATCTCAGGCTAATATACAGGCTCAACAAGCTTCGGCTCAAATGGAAATGCAGAAACAACAAGCACTTAGTCAGTCGCAAGCGCAATTAGAGCAAGTAAAAGCACAGCTTGACCAACAAAAACAAGCTCAAGAAGTAATGTACAAAAAAGAGTTGATGCAGTTAGAGTTTCAAATGAATATGCAGTTAAAACAAATGGAAGTAGATGTTACAAAAGGTAAAGAAAAAGAAAAAGAAGATCGTAAAGACGAAAGAACAAGAATTCAAGCAACTCAACAAAGCGAGTTAATTGATCAAAGAAATAGTGCAAAAGCACCTAAAAACTTTGAGTCCGCAGGTAATGATAGTATAGGCGGCGGATTTGATTTAGGTTCTTTTGACCCTAGATAAAAAAATTACTAATTATTATTATATTATATTATGGAAGAAAACGTAGAAAATGTAGTTGAAGAAACTACACCTAAAACTGTAGAGACAGTTAAAGAAACAAATTTTGATAGCGCTGGAAATGACAGTGTTACAAAAGTAGATTTAAACAAACCACCAACACCAAAAAAAGAAGAAAAAAATGAAACCGAAAAAACAACAGAAGTTGCAGAAGATAACACTGACAACGAGAGAGTGGTTGGAGTCGATGAAGATGCCAATGCCTCAGAAAAACAAAAAGAAGTACAGCAGGAAGAGCAAGCACAAGAAACTCCAGTATTAGAAGAAATAACTAATGAAGAAGTTAAAGATGAAGCTGAGGTATTAGCTGAAGATATTATTGATGCTGCTATAGAAAAACAAGAAGATGGCAAACCTTTGCCTGAGAATTTACAAAAAGTTGTAGATTTCATGGAAGAAACTGGTGGTACTTTAGATGACTACGTGCGTCTTAATCAAGATTTTTCAAGTTATGACGACATGACAGTGCTTAGAGAGTACTATAAACAAACAAAATCTCATTTAGATGCGGATGAAATAGAATTTTTGATTGATGATTCTTTTTCATACAACGAAGAAGAAGATGAAGAAAGAGATATTAAAAAGAAAAAAATAGCGTTAAAAGAGCAAGTTGCCAACGCTAAAAGCCACCTAGACGGGCAAAAGTCTAAATACTATGAAGAAATCAAAGCTGGTTCTAGGTTAACACCTGAACAACAAAAAGCAATGGCCTTCTTTAATAGATACAACAAGGAGTCAGAAGAAACTCAAAAAATAGCAGAAAAACAAACAAGTACTTTTTTAAATAAAACTGAACAAGTTTTTAACGACAAATTCAAAGGTTTTGAATACAACGTCGGAGACAAAAAGTATAGGTTTAATGTGAAGAACGCTGGAGAGGTTAAAGAGACACAAGGCGACATTAATAATTTTGTCAAAAAGTTTTTGAACAAAGATAATGAAATGTCAGATGCCAAAGGTTATCATAAATCTTTATTTACAGCAATGAATCCTGATGCTATTGCTAACCACTTTTACGAACAAGGAAAAGCAGATGCTATGAAAGATAGTGTTGCTAAAGCCAAAAATGTAAGTATGGATCCTAGACAGTCGTTTTCAAACGATAACACTAGCGGACCAAAAGTAAGAGTACTTGGCGATGATTCTCCTAACTTTAAGTTTAAAATTAAAAACAAATAAATTATAAATTTAAAAAAACAAAATTATGGCAATTACTGCAGGAGGTAGTTTGAATAGTGTTCCAGCGTCAGCGCAACAAACACTAGCTACAAACTACATCGATTTTACAAGTCCAACCACTGCTGGTTGGGCACAACAATATTTACCAGATCTTATGGAAAAAGAAGCTGAGGTTTTCGGACAAAGAACAATCTCAGGATTTCTTTCACAAGTAGGAGCTGAAGAGGCTATGACAGCTGACCAAGTAATTTGGTCTGAGCAGTCAAGACTACATTTATCATACACTGCAACTTTAGATGCGGATGGTGATGTTAACGGAACACTTGCAATTTTAGCTGATATCGACGGCGATACAGCTGTAGGTACTACAACAAGTAGAGTTCACGGTGTTAGAGTTAACGATATAGTATTAATCGCACAAGCTGGTGCTGTTGAGAAGGCGTTAGTTGTTGAAACTCCAAACTCAAACTTACTTTCATTTGAGCCTTACGCTACAGCTGCTTCAGCTTTGACTGATGGTACTGTTACTGTATTAGTTATTGGTTCTGAGTATGGAAAAGGACAATCTTATTCTGATGTTACTGGTACTTTTAATTCTGAAAGAAGAGAGGCTTTAACTCCTACGTTTAAATCTTTTACTAACAAGCCAATCATCATGAAAGATTACTACGAAATTTCTGGATCTGATGCTTCGCAAGTTGGTTGGGTAGAAATATCTGGTGAAGAAGGACAAAACGGCTACATGTGGTATTTAAAAGCTGAAGGTGATACTAGAGCTAGATTTACTGATTACTTAGAAATGGCTATGCTAGAGTCTGAGTTAACAGCTGCTGCTTCTGCTATCGGTTTTGCTAATAAGCAAATTAGAGGTGCTGCTGATTCTGGTCTTGAAGGTTCTGGTACTGAAGGTTTATTCGCTGCTATTGAGTCTAGAGGTAATGTTACTTCTGGTGTTACTGGCATTAATCCTGCAACTGATTTAGCTGAATTTGATGCTATCTTAGCAGAATTTGATAAGCAAGGTGCTATTGAGGAAAATATGTTATTTGTAAACAGAGCTACGTCTCTTGCAATGGATGACATGCTTGCTTCAATGAATTCTTACGGTGCTGGTGGTACTTCTTACGGAGTATTCAACAACTCTGAAGATATGGCATTAAACTTAGGTTTTTCTGGTTTCAGACGTGGATCTTACGATTTCTACAAGTCAGACATGAGATACTTAAATGACAAAGCTACAAGAGGTGGTATTAACTCTGCTGCAGGTTCTGCTGCTATTAGAGGAGTTATTGTTCCAGCTGGCGTATCCTCTGTATATGATCAAAACTTAGGAAAGAACTTAAAAAGACCTTTCTTACATGTTAGATATAGAGCTTCTCAAACTGACGACCGAAGAATGAAATCTTGGGTTACTGGTTCTGTTGGAGCAACTACATCTGCACTTGATGCAATGCAAATACACATGCTAACTGAAAGATGTTTAGTTACACAAGGTGCTAACAATTTCATGTTAATGAAATAAGCACAAACTATTGAAAGAACCGGGGCTTCGGCCTCGGTCCTTTTATTTTATTAATTTTATTATATATTATATTATGGCAAAAAAAACACAAAAAGCTTACGCAGGAGATCCTGGAGATGAGCACGTAGAAAAAGTAACACCGGTTGTAGAAGCTACTAAAATTGTAGAACAACCAAAAACAAAAAGAAAAGGACCAACTTATAAAACTTTAGATGATGGTTGGGAGATTAAAAACAGAATATACAAATTAAAAGGTAATAAAAAACCTTTATCAAGATCTATAAAATCTGCAAACATACACTGGTTTGATGAGGAAAAAGGCTATGAAAGAGAACTTAAATATTGTCAAAATCAAAAAACAGTATTTGTAGATGAAATGAAAGGTGATCAAAGACTAGAACATGTTGTTTTTAGAAACGGCATGTTGATAGTTGAAAAAGAAAAAACAATTTTACAAAAATTATTATCTTTATATCACCCTGATAGAGATGTAATGTTTTACGAAGAAAAACCAGTTGCAGATGCAATAGATGAAATTACTTGGTTAGAAATGGAGATAGAAGCGTTGAATGCTGCTAAAAACATTGACATTGATATGGCTGAGGCTATTATGCGTGTTGAGATTGGTTCTAAGGTGTCAAACATGAGTTCTAAGGAGCTTAAAAGAGATTTACTATTATATGCTAAAAGAAATCCTCAACTATTCTTAGAGTTAGTTAATGATGAAAATGTAGTTCTTAGAAACTTTGGTATTAGAGCAACTGAAATGAATATATTAAAATTATCTTCAGATCAAAGAACTTTTACTTGGGCTTCTAACAACAGAAAGTTAATGAACATACCATTTGATGAGCATCCATATTCAGCTTTAGCCGCTTGGTTTAAAACTGACGAAGGTATGGAAATCTATACAAATATAGAAAAGCAATTAAAGTAATCAAACTGTAGTAGCGGTCGCTCTACGGGGCGACTGCAAACTACTAAAAATTAAATATGAAATCACAAGGACTAGGAGATACAGTAGAAAAATTTACAACAGCAACTGGTATAAAATCATTTACACAATATTTAAACAAGCAAGGAGTGTTTGGTAAAAAAGGTTGTAATTGTAATAAAAGAAAAGATGCGCTTAACAAAGCAGTTCCATACAAAAAATAAATAATAATGGTTAACATAGATACGGTATATCAAAGAGTTTTGGCAATTGCTAATAAAGAACAAAGAGGCTATATAACACCTCAAGAGTTTAATTTATTTGCAAACCAAGCTCAATCAGATATTTTTGAGCAATACTTTTATGATATAGATCAACATGAAAGAAAGCCTGGAAACTCAACAGAGTATTCTAATACCGTAGATTTAGTTGATGAAAAATTAAGTTTTTTTAAGTTTAAAGATTCCGCAGCTTCTTTATCAGCACCAGGAAGATTTCAACTACCAGATTATATCTATAGATTAGGAACTTTAAAATACCAAGAAAAATATGTTATTGACGAAGTTAAAGAAGACGAGGTTATATACTTAAACAACTCTCCATTAGCTAGACCTAAACCATCAAGACCTGTTTACACTAGGTTTAGAAGCTCTGTTGGCACTGATGTTATACAGGTTTATCCAACATCAATATCTAGCAGTGTTACCTTAAATTATATTAAACAACCAGAACCTGTTTATTGGGGCTATGCTGTTATTAATAGCAATGCGCTGTATGACAACACAACAGCAAAACACTTTCAACTACATCCTTCAGAAGAAAAAAAGCTAGTTGTAAAAGTTTTAGCTTTAGCGGGTGTTTCTATAAAAGATCCGATGGTTTACCAAGCCGCAGTTGCTGAAGAAAATAAATATGTTCAACAAGAAAAATCATAATAAATGGGATTACTAAATCAATCAGCAAGAGGTTACTACGAAAACTTTGATGGAGTTCAAAACACGGGCGATGAATTTTATGGTAGCTATCAATTTACTTCTTTAGAGAATATTATAAATCAATTTATAGTTGCTTATGTTGGTGAAGACAAACTTATACCTAAAATTAAAAAAAGTGACGTTGCATTTCATGCTCAAAGAGCGTTGCAAGAATTAAGTTTTGATACATTAAAATCTTGTAAGGCACTTGAATTTGAAGTTCCACCTTCGCTAACAATGCCGTTACCACAAGACTACGTTAATTACGTTAAAATTTCTTGGAGCGATAATGGTATTAAAAGAGTTTTATATCCAGCATCAAAAACATCTAACCCATTAGCTTTTCAACAAAATGCAGATGGTACTTTTAAGTTTGAAGACAATAGTTTTCAAGGTGATTCTACTTTACCATTTCAAGAGTATGGCGTAACATCCACTGATCAAACATCAGATCCTGATGGTGATGGGAATATAAAATCAAAAAATCCTTTACCACAGTTTAAAAAAGAAACAAGAATTGCTTTAAAAAACGATAGTGGGTATCAAAGTAAATACGAAGCTAATTATGGTGTAGCTTCAAATGCTACACTGCACCACATGGTTATAAACTTTTTTACAGCCAATCACGATATAGAGGTTGGTATGAGAGTTTTTGGCCCTGGTATACAGCCTAACACAACAGTTAAAAGTGTTGGTAGCACGACAAATAGTAATTTTCCAGGTATGGGTGTTCTGCTTACAAACCCTTTATATGAAAAATGGTTATTAGACGGTCAGCCCACACTAATAAACCCTGGAGCTCCCACTTCTGGAAGTGTTAACCCTAGTTATTACAAAACCGCAGAACTTGTTTTTGTTGATTTAAAAAGAGAGTCAGACACTTGGAGTAAACTTAAATCTACATCAACAACAGAAGAAAATGTAAATGACCACTCTTATGGTGCACAGCGTTTTGATCTAGCAAGAGGTCAAAGATATGGCTTAGACCCACAAAATGCTCAAAACAACGGTTCTTATTTTATTGACTGCAATGAAGGTGTTATATATTTTGGATCTTCACTTTCAAGCAGAACAGTTATAATTGATTACATAAGTGATAGCTTAGGAACTGATAAAGAAATGAGAGTACACAAGCTTGCAGAGGAGGCGATGTATAAGTGTATAGCATACGCTATTGTATCAACAAGAGCAAACGTGCAAGAATATGTAATAAACAGATTTAAAAAAGAAAAATTTGCTGCTACTAGAAAAGCAAAACTAAGATTATCAAATTTAAAAATAGAAGAATTAACTCAAATACTTAGAGGTAAATCTAAACAAATAAAACACTAGTATATGCCGGAGATTAAAAATAGTTTTACTGCTGGTAAAATGAACAAAGACCTTGACGAAAGACTTGTTCCAACAGGCGAGTATAGACATGCAATGAATGTGCAAGTTGCTACTTCAGAAACGTCTGATGTAGGAGCGCTTGAGAATATATTAGGAAATAAAATTGTTAGCATAGATATTGTTAACCAAACAGATCCTCAGTCTGTTTGTGTAGGTAGTATTGCTGACGAGATAAACAACTATATATATTACTTCTCTGCAAGCGCAGACCCTGGAATTCCAATGGCAACTGGGACTTACAATATTATGGGTAATATTATAGGTTGGCAAGATATTGATACTATAGCTAACGCGCCAGAACATTATACTTGGATAGATAGAATATACAGGATAGACGCAAACAGTGGTACAGAAACTGTTAACCCTGTTTTTGTAGACACTTTTCAAACAAAATCTGTATTTCAATCTGGTGCTAATGATCTAAATGGAACAGGTGTTGCTGGTACTGATTACGAGTACTCTTTAAAAAATACTACTGGTATATATCCAGGTATGAAATGTTTGTTTTTTACAACAGATCTTCACCCAGGTGTTTTAGTTGGTAACATAGATCCAAACACTTTGTGTGGAGATCCAAAATTTATAAGCAGAAAAGTTGTTTCTGTAGATTACTCAAATAACCGTGTAGTATTTGACAAAAATTTAGAAGAGCTTCACGATCCATTATTCTTAGGTTCACCAGGAGCAGCTTGGATTGACTCGTCTGTTGACGACCAAGTATACATGATATTTATAAAACCAAGATTATTAAATTTTAATTGTAATAATCTTATAACTGGTATAAATATTATTGGTGACTTTTTATTATATACAGATAATAATGTTGAACCAAAAAAATTAAATATTCCTAGAAGCATGGCTGGTACTAGCAACAGCGGTGTTCAACCAACAATGCTAGTTGTTCCAGATAGAGGTATAGATATTACTAATCGTATTTTAGCAAAAGAAGAAAATATATCTGTTATTAAAAAATATCCTCTTAGTAAAATAAAACTAGAGCTATCTACAGAAAACCCTACAACAGCCGTGTCTAACCATAACTTTACAGAAAGCGATGGTACTGGAGGTTTTCAACTAGCAACTGTAGGTACTACTTTTCTTGCTCAGTTTAATAGTTTTGACAATGGTTTTGAGTTTGACGATAATGATGAGTTAAGATTTTTAAACCAAGCATCAACTTTAACATTACCAAATAATTTTGAGGTTAGATGTAAAGTAATTCAAAATATAAGTAATCAGCCAATTGGAACTACAGGTCTTTTTTGGCCTGCAAATAGTTATCAACTTGAAATACTAAGCATATCTCCCACTACATCTGCTGACACTACTCAAGGCCCGTTTATAACTACTGGTACAAATATATTTAATGTTTCAAGAATTTTAGACACAGAAAGCTTATTTGAAAAAAAGTTTGTTAGGTTTGGTTATAGATGGAAATATCAAGATGGTGAATACTCTACTTTTTCTCCTTTTACAAACGTTGTGTTTCAACCTTCTTATTTTGATTATGATTCTGTTCTAGGTCATAACAAAGCAATGGTAAATTACTTAACAGAAGTTACGTTAAGAGATTTTATCTATTACAGCATGCCGCAGGATGTTATTCAAATTGATATTTTATACACAGAATCTAATTCTTCTAAGATATACATTGTAGATAAAATAAGATATAATGATAAAAAAGATGTAAGTATTGGAAGTGGTATTCCTCTTCAAAATAATTGGACAGCTAATAAATACAAGTTAAAATCTGACCTTATATTTAATGCTGTTCCAGAAAATCAAACTTTTAGACAATGGGATAACGTCCCTAGAAAAGCTTTGGCTCAAGAAGTAACTGGAAGTAGAGTTGTTTACGGTAACTATGTACAAAATTATAATATAGTAAGTCATGAAGATGCTTTATATAAAAAACCAACTTTAGTTGGTGATTATGAAGACAGATGGAATATTGGTGTTACTCAAAACTCACCGCAGTATGGTAAAAAAGTATTGTTTGACTATAGGTTTAATGACAAGATACGTTTGATAAGTGAAGATTTAGATTTCCATGGTGTAGGTGAAAATTTAGTAGAACCACTAGAAGCAATACCTTCGCTGAAATCAATTAGAAGTTATCAATTAGGATTTACTTATATAGATCAACACGGTAGAGAAACGCCGGTTTTTTCAAATAATAAAGCAACTGTAAAACTTCCTAAAAAAGAAGCAAACAATAGCACCTTATTAACTTCTAAACTTAAGCAAGGAGCTCCTGACTGGGCAACACACTTCAAGATGTATGTTAAAGAAACTTCTAACGAGTATTACAATTTAGCTTTAGATAGAGTTTACAAAGCAGAAGATGGTAATTTGTGGTTATCATTCCCGTCGTCAGAAAGAAACAAAATAGATGAAGAAACTTTTTTAATATTAAAAAAAGCTGCAGACACAGATGTTTTAGTTCAAGACAATGCTAAATACAAAGTTATAGCTATAGAAAACGAAGCTCCTGACTTTCTAAAAACAAAAACAAGGTTACTTTCATCAGGATCTGGAACTGCGTCATCACCAGCAATAAATTCTTTATTTTTTAATACTACTGGTTTATTACAACCAAACGCTAAAACTTTTAAAATTGATATGGTTGGTTGGGCAGCTGAATCAAGTGTTCAGTTAAACCTTGTTGAAGGTTTAATGCAGTTTGATTTTAAAGATTCAACTGGAAGATATTCTAAAAAATACAATGTAGTAGATATTTCTGAAGACAGTACTGATTACACTGTTGTTTTAGAAACTCCTATACTACCTACAGAAGATTGGTTGTTTACCTCTGGAACAAATTATATTACCGACCTTTCAATACGTTTTTACAAATCTATAACAAGAATAAAACCAGAGTTTGATGGTAAATTTTTTGTAAAAATTCATGGTGATCAAATTGCAAACACATTTTTAAACACTAGTGCTAACTCAGCTGTTGAGTTTTCAGTTGTAAATGCTTTAGATTTGTTTTACTTTTCTTGTACAGGAGCTCCTGGTATTCACTCTTCAGGTTCTGAAGGAACAACACACCCAGTCTCTTCAACTACTGGTTGGGATAGATTTACTTCTTCTGGAGGTATAAACCCTCACGATGGAACCGTAGGTGCTGTAACATATAATGCTTTAGATGCAAACACAGGTTTAGAATCTGCTGACGGTAGAAGAGACTGGGAGCAACTTTTAGATTTTCAGCCAGGTACTTCTAACCCACTGACTAGTAATTGGTTTATAGATGAAAGTTACTACGCTGGTACGCACCCTATAATTAGTAACACAAGTTCAAGTAGTCCAAATCATGTTAGCGGTGGTAATAGTGATTTTAAATATGGCAAAGGTATATACGAAGAAACTGGACAAAACTATATAGATATTTCTTTTTCTATAATAAAAGATGATACGGGCGTGCTTAACGCTGGTGTAAAAAATTTAGGATCAGTTAATCCAACTATAAATTACGGTGACATTAATGATGACAAAACATGGGCTGTAGGTTCTAGTTCAAATCCTGCGCATATAGACCAAAATCAAATAATAAGCTTACTGGCTAGTGGTAATAAGTTTAGGTTTATTAACGATGCAAATGAGGTTGTATATACAATATCTAATACTGTAAACGTAACAAAAGAAAGAAGATACAACTATTTAGCGTGGGATCAAGTTCAATTCTTTTTTGACAGATGGTTACTAACAGTGCCTGGTTCAAGTGGTAACACAGGTGATGCAGGTGATTTAAATGATTACAATGAAGCGTGGGATGATTTCACTCGAGCACAAAACAGAAGATTAACTTATAAAATACCAATTGATAAAGATATTATTAACGAAACTTTAATAGGTTCACAAACAGTTACTGCTGAAAGAAGACAAGATGCTGCTGCTAATGCAAATGAAACGTCTGTTACAATACAGTTTTTAGAACAAAGAACAGATGATGACAATGATTCTTTAAGAAGTTCTAATCCAGCTATATTTGAAACAGAACCTAAAGAAAGTATAGATTTAGATTTATTTTATTCAACAGGCGAGATATACCCTACAAGCATGACACCTGAAACAGCTCAACAGTGGATCCCAAGAGGATCTGTTGTTACTTGTGATCAAAAACAATTACTTTTAGATTTTAACACAAGAACTATAGTCACGGGGTTTGAACTTAATTCTTCTGGGCAATTTTTTATTAAATTTAATATTCCTTTAAGAACAAATCCTCTAGGCGCTTCGGAATTAGTTTTCTCAAGACCAGATGGAGGCTTTACAACGTTAAAGGGCTTGTGGTACACGCCGTACACTCATCTTGCTAATCCAAGCTTAATATCTGCACCAACACTTAATTTTTCTGGTACAGCTGTTTTTCCTGACGAAACAGGATATGAGATTTTTTTAGGAAGAGGATTAGATAGGCAAAAAATAGGTTTATCTTGGTTTAATTGTTATTCTTTTGGTAATGGTGTTGAATCAAATAGACTTAGAGATGATTTTAATCAAGTTATTATAGATAAAGGTGTTAAAGTTTCAACAACAATTGATCAGCACTACGAAGAAGAAAGAAGATCTAACGGTCTTATATATTCTGGTTTATTCAATTCAATTAGTGGTGTTAATAATTTAAACCAATTTATTCAAGCAGAAAAAATAACTAAAGATATAAACCCTACTTATGGTAGTATACAAAAGCTGTTTTCAAGACAAACAGATTTAATAACTCTTTGTGAAGATAAAGTTATAAGAATAGCAGCTAATAAAGATGCAATATTTAATGCTGATGGCAATCCACAACTTGTTGCTAGCAATAATGTTTTAGGTCAAGTTTTACCTTTTTCTGGTGAATATGGTATATCTAAAAATCCAGAATCTTTTGTAGAAGAGAATTATAGAGCTTATTTTACAGACAAGACAAGAGGTGTTGTTATTAGGCTTTCTAAAGATGGTTTAACAGCTATTTCTGATCATGGTATGAGCAATTACTTTAAGACAAGCTTAAACCAAAACAATAAGCTTGTAGGTTCTTATGATGATAAAAAGCAAGAATATAATTTAACTTTAACAAACCATAGCTGCGGGGAAGATGTTTCAAGTAAAAAACAATACGATACAATAACATTTAGCGAATCAGTTAAAGGTTGGACAAGTTTTAAATCTTTTAACCAGGAAAACGGTATTAGTTTAAATAATATTTATTACACGTTTAAAAACAGTTTACCTTATAGACATCATATTTTAAGTGTAGATAGAAACACTTTTTACGGTGGTTTTACGTTAAGCTCTGTAAATTTTTTATTAAATCAAAGTCCAGAAATAATAAAATCATATAAAACTTTAAACTACGAAGGAAGCCAAGCAAACGTTATTGAAGATGTTGCTGGGTCTATTGATTCTAATGTTTATCAAGGTTATGACAATTTACAACAACAAGATGGTTGGTTTGTTCAGAATATACATACTGACATGCAAATAGGTTCTTTAGAAACTTTTGTAGAAAAAGAAGGTAAATGGTTTAATTATTTAAAAGGAATACCTGTTACAAATATTGATCAAATTGATACTAGTGAGTTTTCATTTCAAGGTATAGGTAGAGCTTCTAACTTACAGCCAGCTGTTTATGGTTGTACAGATCCTAACGCAACTTCAGCAACTTATAATATTTTAGCAAATGTTTTTTTACCAGGTAGCTGTGAATATGAAGGCTGTACAAATGGATTAGCTACTAACTACAGCACTTTTTCTTGGGGTGGTTTTAATTACTACGCAACAATTGATGATGGAACTTGTGATTATGAAGGATGTGATGATCCATTTGCAAGTAACTTCAACTTTACTTGTAATGGTGATAATTTAACACCTTCTGGTTTAAGCATAACAACAGTAAACAATACTTGTTGTACATATCCTTTAACTTGGGATTGTGATCTTGTTAATGGTGGTTGTATGTCTTTTTCAAATGGCCAAGGGCAATACGCAACTTCTTTAGACTGTGATAACGCAATAGGAACATCTGGTGGTTGTGCTCCTTGTGGTTCTAGCTCTGTAACAGGCTGTACAGATCCAACAGCAATGAATTACGATTCAACGCCTGGTATTTGCAATAATCAGTCTTTGTGTGTGTATTATCAGTTTGCTTGTTGGGATCAAGGACAGTTAACAACAACTACTCAAAACAGTGATGGTTACGATATATTTACACCTCTTCAAACTCAGTTAGACACTGCAACTGTTACTAGTTTTACTGATGTTTATGGAGCTTCTATAAACGGTGTTGTAAACCAAGCTCCTTATGAAATAAACTCTTATTCTTTTACAGATATTATTGTAGGAAGCTCAACTTTTGGAACAACAGTTCAAGTAGCTGCTGATAATGGCCTTAATCCTATAGCGATGCCAGCTGCGGCTATGGATTGCAGTTGTGTTTACTCTGGCTGTATGGACGATGGTTATTGTACTGACAACCCTGATCACTTTGATCCAAATGCCTCTAATTTTATTAGTATATTGTTTCATTTATGTCCAGACACTGGTGGTAATAGCTATGGTAGTCAAAATATTGGTACGCCATCGCTTAATTACTCGCCTTGGGCAACTGTAGACGATGGTAGTTGTTGTTTGTCTGGCTGTACTGATCTATTAGCTACTAACTATGATCCAACAGCAACATGTGATGATGGTAGTTGTAATATATTTGCTTGTCCTATAGTTAATATGCCTAGTTTTATGTTGTCTCACTATCCTAACTTAACATCTCCAAAGCAACACACAAAGATTATTGACCCTGTTTTTGAAGCAGCTTTAGAATCTATTGAGTACGAAGATACATTTGGTGCAATATCAAATAATCAGATTACTGGTGATCAAACAATATGCACTGCTTGCCTTGATCAAACCAACATATCAGGAGTTACTGCTAATTATGGTCTTCCAGCGTTTGATCCAAGTGACCCGTTAGCGACAGGGCAATATACTAGGGGTAGATTTCACGTAACAACTACTGGACAGGGGCAAAGTTTTAATGCAGTGCAGCGGATAGTAACTAGTAATTACGGCGCTGGTTATATTTCTCAATTTAATGGTGTTGAAGAGTTAGCCATGATAAAAGACAATGTTGGTTATGGTTCTCCAGGTACTGGGCAA